CCCTGCGCCACCAGTGACTATAGATTCAATTCTAAATCTTAGTCTCATGTCCTCAGTAAAATAACCATCTGGGAACATTGGACTAATTTTGGCAGTAATCTGAGTAGTACCTGGTCCTTCAATATAATGAATATTAGGTACTAAAAATACTCCGTTACCCCAAACTTTTAAGGTTACATCATCCGACCCATGTTCTCCCCCATTAGGTAGAGTAACAACGTCCGTTGTGGTTCCTGTAACTACAGCGACTTCGTCATATATTTCGCCTGCTACAAAACCTTCACCAACTCTTCGGATATCACCATCATTATACCTATGAGATCCAAATAAATAAATAGCATTCCCTACCCTTTCTGCTATTAAAAGAACATCGGGTTGAGAATAGGAAATAGGTATAGTATCGACATCGTCAACTATTGTTAAATTGGCCTGACCACTTCTATCCAGAACTACATACGCTTTTTTCCCATCTGCTGATAGAGTAAAAGGGAATTCTGTCGAGGGGATTACATTTGAAAATGATTCCCATGGGAAATGAATAATAACGTCACCAGTAGTATCAACGGCACCACTAGTAGCGTCCCAAGAAACATCGTTATCCGACGAGGCAAATAAGGACATATTTTGGTATGTAACAAGCCCCGCACCCCCAGTTCCCAGAGGCTTAGACTCACCATCAACAAAAATATCTCCAGATCTAAGTATAAACTCGTTACCATTTCTATATCCTAGAATAAACTTATCAGTTTCTCCGTTTTCTAATGGGAGAGTAGCACTGTCGGCGGATGCCAAGGTAGTTGTGTAATCAGAACCTGTCCGCATGAAAGATAAGTAAACTACTTCTTTATCTGCAACGGGGTTTACTGAAGTAGCATTGATAGTAACATCGCCAACCGAAGGCACTGTGAGAGTAAGATCAGCATCAAAACCAAAAGTGCCATCTCCTCCGGAGACATTCCAGGATACATTTCCCCCTCCGTGTAGGAGTATATTACGGTCTCTAACTAAATATTCTAGATTTAAATCATGTTTAGAAATAGCTGTAGGGATCGTATCCCCAACACCGATAAAAGTAGTATTAGTAAAATGGGAATCTGTATCTCGATCGTTGATCATTCCCAAACGACCTAGAATCGCTTGAGTAGTTCCATCACCAAGTTCTCGAGTTTCATCGGTTTCAAACTCGCCATGACCACGGACCCAAAGACGTTCCCCAACTCTTACCGCAAAGACAAAAGAGTTCTGTCCCCCAGGGACAGACCCTGCGGCGGCTTTAGAAAAAGTAAGGGCAGTGTCCCCCGAATCTCTAGTTAGAGTGACGTAGATACATTCCCCATCTTCTACTCCAGTGACTGAACCACCAGCAATAGTGTAGTTATAGGTATTGAACGGCTGAACTAACTCTAAATTACCATGAGTAAATATTTTAGTAGAAGAGTTCCAAGTGGCAGAACCCCCTGTCACAAAAATATTCATGTCATTAGAGACCGAACCTGTCATATCATCAAGACGATTTTCAAGAGTTGAGTACCCTCCTCGGGCATCTATCACTTCGCCTTCAACAGCTTCTAGTAAAGTTTTTAGCGAATTTGTTCTAGTAGACAAGGCAAATAGAGGCCTATTAAAAATAATAGATTCAGCATCTTCGCCGTTACGTAGTTCTTGTAGATCAGGATAATTGCTTGGAGAAATAGGCATCTCAGTTCCCCTATATCATTATGTAAAAATTATTGTCCAAATATATTTTAATTGAATCGCACTAGTTTTAGTAATAATAGGATACGCTTGGCGAGCAAACATCTGCCCACTGTTATTAAACAATCCCGCTTCTACTAATTCATACCCATTAGCAGAAGAGGTGTTTGACAATATACCCTCAAACTGAACTCGATCTATATCGGGGAAAGTATAGGTAACTTCGACAGTATCTACAGTTCCCCCTAAGGCCGAGTCTGCTCTAGTAGGTACAGTAATATCGGTCCCTACTTGAAGGTATTTAATGTACCTATCTACTAAGTTATCTCCTGCTATTAAGAAGGAGAGAACTTGTCTGGCATCATAAGTAATGACATTGGGGGCCTTATGGATCTTTTCATAATCTTTATGAATCTCATGGATCTCTAATGTCCCAACATACTTATTATAAATGTTGTTACTTAAGTCTTTGTTAATAATCATTTAGCTATCCTTAAATATAATATAACGTATTATATCAATATTTTATACCAAATTTTACTGGACGAAAATCTCCAAAGGAAATTCTGTATAAAGTCCACTTTCAGTTAGCCCTATAGTATTTGTCCCAATTCTCTCAGGGACATTAGACGCTAATCTAACCCCAGGTTCTCCTATAACTCCACTACCTATTATAGTAGGAGTCGACCCAAAAGCGACAATGTATTTTCCATAAGTTTCGTCAAAAACCTCAAAGTCAATATCAAACGCTAAGTCCTCAACTGCGTCGTTTGGAGTATCGAACACAGTTTCTAAGTCAAATTCCCCATCTATATAAATACCGTCTTCACTCATTTCTTCAACAGTATCTTCAATTGGGACATAAGGAACAACCATGGCCAAATCAAATGCGGGCTTGCCGGAGAGAACAATGTCCTGCAAATCTTCATTTGATCTAACAAATCGAGATGCTAGTGCGTTATATGTCACATAAAATATATTATACTTTAAAACCCCATTAAAAAACAGCCACATGAAGTTGGGTAGACCGCCCGCGCCAATTATCCACCCAGGGGTCCCAATTACAATAGGGTACCCTATAAAAATGGGGTGCGGCGATCTAGCGTTAGTTGTCCTATTAAAAGTGTCCAACCCAGGAATTACTTCAATAGGTACAATAATGTGGTCAAACCAATTAGGGTCATCGATATAATCAGTAACAGTGTAGGCATCCGTTAGGAATTGGAAAGCAGATAATGTATCTCCTACTTCTACAACTAGTCCTACATCCGATGGTATTTCGTAATTAGTCACCGTTGTTTTTATGTAGTTAGTCCCATCAATACTTCTAATAGATAGGACTATTTCCCCATCTTCAGACGCTAAGGGGTATCCCCCAATAATATTCATGGCCGAAGTTATTCTATTAATGGTTGGGCCATTCATATAATAGAACCAGATACCTTGGATAAAAGCTTTGTATGATTCAGAAGAAGGCTCATATATATCAAGCATTCGCCCATACTGTTCGTAGACATATTCTTTATCTATAGATGCTTCCGGTGCCCATAAAGAAATAATAGTAGCGCCCTGCTCTCGCCTAGTAGCAAATCCAGGGAATTCCAAGTCATTAAATATATTATTATAAAAATAAATATATTCACCAACTATTTCATAATCTTTATTATTCTCTAAAATAGTGTTGGCATCAAATATCTTATTATAAAGGAAGGGTAACGCCCTTATCTTCTCATTTAATTTAAATTTAAATTTTCCGTCTTCTATTTCCACTTTTTTAGAATTAAAAGTTAAAAGCTTCCAATTAGACTTAGAAAAAACAGGGACATCTTTAATCGAGTTGGCCAAAAGTAATTCTAGTAATTCTAAATACAACTGGCCCATTAAATGGTCGTTTGCGGCAGACAAGGATTCAAGAACCTCTCTATCTTTAAAAAAGCGGCTCCAAAAAGAAGAGATCCCTCTAAAGAAATTCTGATTTACTTTATTTTGTCCTAAAGTTCCCAAAACAACCTCTATAGTCTAGTAAAACTAACATAACTATTAGATGTGAAAAAACCACAAATCCTATTTGTAACTCCTAATGATTTGTACTCAGGAACGGTTAAGATATTATCTGAGTAAAATACTTGAGAAGTCCCATCAGGGTAAATAACTTCTCCCTTTATTGATAAAGGAGTTCTTATAATTATATACTGACTATAGCTAGAATGTACCTCTTTTACTAAATTATCTATATTTAATTCAGAACTATTACTTAAGGAATTAATGTAATTAACTACAGTCTCTACTGCGGCTTCTTCATCTAAATCTGGTTGACCTGATATTTGAGTATAATCAATATTAACTGAAATATAAATTGGTATAACTGCCTTGGCCAACGTATTGGCCAGAGTAATTCTTTCTTCAGGATCTCTTAAGTAATTATGAATAACATCAAAGCCATTTACCGTATCGTAAATAATATCTATGGCCCTGCCATTTTCAGCACTATCTAAAATAACAAACGCTTCCTGAAGATCAGAGTAAAATAAATTAGAATCTCTGACGTACAAATGATACAAGAGACTTTCTTCTGTAATGCTATCTCTAACATCATGTATCTTATAGACAGGACTAGATGGTAGCTGAACAACCCCATCCCGGTCAGGTTCCCCTAAATACTGCATATTGCCAGTTATGCCTGAGTAAACCTGCTCCTCAATAAGAGGAAGATTTAAATAAATATCTTGATGATTGCCAATATGAACTGTGTCTATAGTGATCCAAGTGACATTAGTATTTATTTTATCCCTCAACATCTCAGGGTCACCATAACCAATAGTAGTCACATCTTTTAGACCTTGATCCTTAAAAACTTCTAATAGTACTGTTCTAATAGATTTAGGATTAATTAAGTTTCTAACCGTAATGGCGTCTTTAGACCTATCAATATATTCTTGGTTAGTCTCTAACGGAGCTCCCCCACTGGCCTTCTGGTCATTATAAACTCTTATTACATAGGGATTAAAGTTAGTCCAACTAACAAAGTTCCCCGCAGGTACATCGTACTCAGAGCCAATTGATTCCGCTTGTAAAGTTAAGTCATATTCATAAGTCACCACACCATCAGTCGTGACCTTTTCTATTAAGTTCTCTTTAGCAATATTATAAACTTGGCCGGGTACAAAGATATGAGTCCCGTCCCTATCAAAGCTATCATCTTCACCTATATAAATATCTACTCTTTGGGAAAGTACTAAAGTCACTCCTACGACCGATTTTTCTCCACCACCTCTATTAATAAAAAAGTTAGAGATGATATCATCTACGGCCTCATTAACTTCATCGTCCTCATCTAAATCATTTAATCTAGCAAGAGATCTTAATGTACCTACCTTAGTTAACTCTGATCTTAAAAAAGCAAACGTATAAGCAGTGGACTTTACTACTAAATCTTGCAGTGCCGTTCCATCTGAGAAGTCGGCCCCTTCTATATTATTCTCAAGATACTCAGTGATCAAAGTCTTCGCATATTGAATATCTTCTTGACTAATATTTATTTCAACGGCCATTTTATCCCCCAATAATTGGAACTTTAATACTAACCCCTTCTCCTGCTTCTGTAGAAAGAGATATAGATATAGATATTTTATCAGCACTAACCTTAGCTACATTAGTAACTTGCGCACCAATTAATCTCTCATCCTCCGGGATACTAGAATTAGACTGAATACTTTTTATTTGTTTAATAGCAGAAGAAACCTGCTCCTGGGCAAAAGAGCCAATGGTTTGTTCATCCTCCCCGCCCATCGCCATAATCTCATCAAATTGAGTACCCCTCTCAGGGAAGAAAGGATCGGAACCACTCAAGGTAAGCAATATCAACACAAACTTATTAACTGATTTAACAATTCCTGTAGTTTTCTTAGATAAGTTACCTAAAGTAAATTGAGCTTCCCCCTCAACATCATCTTCCCAACGGATCATATCAATGTCATATGTTCTGCCCAATTCTAAACTATAATCAATTCTATCTACGGCCATTTATCCCTCGACTTGCCTTTTGGCCCTATCAAATGAGTTATTAAGCCCATCTATAACAAAATCTATTGTCTTAATATCTTGGGCCTTAGCGTTTTTAGCTGCCTCATAATAAAAAGACCGGCCACAATCGTATATTTGATAGGCCCTATGATGCGACCTAACTAAATCATGTGCCGCCTTAATAGGAGATCGGAGAATAGCGGAGTTATTCTCATCAAAGTCTTTAACAATATCAGATACATCAAAGTCAATAGATAACCAATTTTCAGCACGTATAGCTCTACCTTGATACAAAGACTGCATACTTTTGCAAATAGACTTATACTTATTTTTAAAATTTTGTAAGTTACCTATGCCCACTTAACATAACCTTTTCAATTTTATCTGCTAATTTCTTTCTCTCATATGAAAGCTGATTTTGATTCAGATTCATTCTTTTCATTATTTCTTTATTACTAAGTTTTGGCTTACCACCATAACCCGTAGTGTATTCCAGAAGCAACTTCTCTCTAGGAGAAAGATCATGATAAATATAATCAATGATCTCCTCTTCTGCCGATTGATTAGGAATATAAGTAGACATAAAAGGTCTATCCTCAGAATAACCTTCTCTAATCTCACTTAAGAATCTTTTTACCTCTGCTTGACTCCACCTCAAATCATCTGCCAACTCTTCTATAGTAGGCTCTCTATTATTTTTTTCTGCTAAATCCTCATATGAATTTTTAAAAGTATTGTACTTATTCCTTCTATGATCCGGTATCTTCATTGGAGTAACCCACCCGTCACTCCGTTGATTCATTTTAACCATGTAAGATTTAACAAATGTAGAAAATGCCACACCTTTATTTGGATCATAATTCTCTGCTGCTTGCAAAATTAAATCTTTCGCATGTGCCTCAACAACAACCGGGTTCATATTGTTATGGTACCTACTAATATCATTTCGAACTAATGGCATCATCTGATTAACTAACGCAGACGCATCTTGGGGAGACTTAGTTTTCTTCCACTGCTTCCATAATCGGATATCTTCGTCTTGTCTAGTAGGCATTTATTCCCCCAGGAGTTAGCCGATCAACTGGATTTTCCACTGGATAATAAGGATCTCCACCAGGAGATGAAGATGAACTAGAAGAACTAGAACCCGACCCTCCTCCAGAAGACGATTTACCAGAACCCAAAGCTTTTATCTCCGGGATCTTAGTATTAGATGCAGGCCCTATACTTTTATAGGTCTTTTGCATCTTACGGGTCGTCTTTATAGCATCATCTACATTAGCTGCTATCTTATCGAGAAATATTATTGTCTTTGAAATTTTTGCTATATTATCCATAATTAAAAATTATATCCATTGTTAAAAATTATGGCAATGGAACGTTATAGGTTCATTTAATCTTCTTCGTTATCTTTTTCTTCCTCTGCCATACTTTCAGCAAATTTAGCAAATTCTTCAAATAACTCGTCTTCTTTTTTGCTACTTTTTTCACATATTTCAGGCGATATTTCTCCCACAGAAAACGTCTCATAGCTGCCCGTTTCTTGGGTCTTTTTCTTTACGATATTTGAGTAAAAAACGGCAATCATGCAATCACCTTCTTTGGTCCAATTCTTTTCCATCGACCATATAATTGCTCTTTTCTCAAATACTCTGGCCAAAAGGGCGTCAAATTCTCCTTGTTCCCGGGGATGGCTTAAGCAATATTGCTTAGCGTGAGGTTCCTGGTTCTCCACTGGAACCATTTGTGCTCCAGTGGGGATTATCATCTTTTCATCCTTAAAGATAAAAGGATCAGGTCCTGAGGAATTTCCAAAAGGATTAGGTGACTGCATAAAATCTCCGTTAAATTCAGTTTATTTAGTTTATATTACATCTGTGCAGCATTATTAGCTGAGTTCTTCATTTGAGTATTCAACTCTTCCATCCTTTGAATAACAATAGAATACATAACATAGTCTTCTTTTTGCAATGCTAGCAATTGAGACTTTCTTTCTTCGTATGGCATCTGAATCATTTGTTGGGCAATACCATCTGCCTGTGCAATTGTTTGTTGAGGGTTATTGTAGTCTACTGCCGCTCCTGATTGTTGTGCTGCTTCCTGCTCTGCTTTGGCCGCTAATGACATTTCAAGCTCCTCAATCTTAGAGTTAATATTTTTACTTAGTTTATATTGACGTACAGAATCATCGATAATCTTATCTTGTTCTTCTTCGAGGTCAATATCCAATTGGTCTGCGATCGTAGTGTCAGAGATTTTCTTTTCTCCGGAACCTTGTCCCCACTGCATAAGTAGATTTTTACGTTGAATGTCATCAATAAATTTAAATGGTATAAACTCAACGGGTACTTTTTCAATCCCAAACCAATCACTTATCTTACCATCAACCCAGTTCAACCAATCAGTCAGTTGTTCCATGTAAGTAAGCATCATATTTTCAACCATTCTTAGAATAACAGGGGACGCCATATTTTGGGCCGAAGATCCTTCCATTAATTCTCTAGGGATTCCAAGAGTAAGAAGAATATCGTATGAAGATTCTCTGATTTCATTAGAGAGGAGTAACCCTCTTCCTTCTCCTCCAATCGTTTGATACCCCAAAGGATGTGGGGATAACTTAATAAAATTCCTATCCTGACGCCACTTTTTCAAAGTGGATGACATCTCATCTGCCCACACCGACATATTAATATATTGAAGCGGATTATTATCAGGTTGACTCATGGCCGGATAAATCACTCTAAGATGATTTAAATAATCTAAGGCCACGGCCTCATTAGCTTTACGTAACATCAATTGGTAAAAGAAAGATTTCAAAGCAGGAGTGGGTGGTGGGTAACCCCACACTCTAGAAATACCAGATAAACAAGGAGTTTTCATATGGAAGATATAACTATCAGAAAACCTAAATCTATGTTTCTTATCTTTACCAGCAAGCCCCAATAACTTTATTGGATATGTAGATAATATCTCTATATTATTATCTTTTATTTTACGACGCTCATCTTCACTCATGTTATAATAATAAGTAGACTTACCCGTAAACTGATTATACTCGATGTCTATTTGCTTAAGATCCCAACGGATAATATTAACTTTCTTTTCATTTCTATCCTTATGGTCTTCCACCTTTGCCCTGCCAGACCAACTACACACAGGGCATTTATTTAAATAGAAATTATTACTCTTTGTCTCATGCCTAAAATCAGCATCTACTAATCTAACTTTGTGCTTACAAGTATCTTTCCCACAAATTAAATAACGAATAATGGGTGTATAGACACTAGTGATACTATTTCCATACATGTTATAATCAAAACCCACGGCCAGAGACAATGCCTTATACTTAACAGTGTCTGAAATCTCTTCATGTCTTTTCTTTAATTTAGAATTATCCGTATTGAACATTGGTCTAGTTATCGGAAATTCAGTTAACTTTTTAATGGCACTAACAACTTGACCAGAGTTAAAGGCCAAATATTCCACTAAAGTAAAAAGCTCTTTTATATCTGATGGTAGATCTTTCGTAGTATAGTCATTTAATATATTAGTAGTCGGGGCCACATTCTCAGGGTAAAGGGCATTATGTGAATTTAAATTAAGACTTTGCATTTTTTATCCTATATAAAAATCTTGGTTATCTTTAACATCAACTCGGTATAACTCTATACGCCTAGACCAATTAGTAATAAAATCAGGCATATCCCCGACATCTTGGGGTTTATCTCCTACGAACTCAGCATTATATTCAACAACCCCATCTGGGTTATCGTTATCAGTTAATGCAGAAAATCCCATGATACGTTCATAGAAGATAGGAACATTTCTAGGAAGCTTAACATCTTCTGTAATTTTAGTCTCGACTTTTCTACTGGTAACTTGTGCCGTCGCTTGAGATTCATTAAAGAATCTTCTATCTGACAGAGCTATTATACCTGCCGTACTTATTGAATCCTTGGTATATTTGATAGTATCATCATATTCCCCCTCCGAGTTCATAAAAATAATATCACGACGAGTATTCATAAAATCAGTTAAGGAGGTAATTGGTCTATATACGTGAGTCATTGCCTTCTCAAAATCATCCATTAAATCTTCTCTACCTACTAAAACACCTGGTTTACTAATTTTACTATTATATACTGTGTTAGTATTAATAAACCCAGTTTTTTCATTAAAGTCAAAATAGTTTTTAGGGTTAAAGCAGTATTGCCCGTCTGCCCTAGTAAGTCCTTGGTATAATAACTGACTGTAGTAAGAATTCGCTCCCGAGTAGCTATTAAAAATATCAGCAACTTGTGCCGAAATATGAATAGGACCTAAATCATAATCACCCTTCTTCTCATATACGTAAGCTTCTGGAAAACTAATAACATTACTTAATGCCACAGAAGTAAAAGCTCCATTGGTTGAAAGTGAATGAGTAACTGCTACGGGCATTGCAAGGTAATAACTCCTGTATTCTATATTATCTATTATGACCATGGGAAATCCGGCCATAATATAAGGATTAAATTTTAACTCTATATTAATTGTTTTACGTGATGCTTGCTCTAATTCAAAAATATTATCAGAGTAAATATTAATCACACTATCCAACTGATTAGATGACTGTGCGAATTCATTCCTAGTTTTATTAGTTCCTTTATCTTTCGACTCTTTAGGCATTTCCTGTGAAATATATCTCTTAGCGTACTGAATCCATGCCGGAGCATCATGAGAATTAAGAGTAATAGGTCCTTTAAAAAACTCTGCATTAAATTTATAATTACTCTTTGATGTATCCCATAATAATTTTTTATTTAATAAACGAGCATTATTCTTTAAAGTACCTCGAAGATCCCCTGGAGAAACTGTGCTCGAATTATTTAATACTATTTGTTGGATAGCATTTTGTCTTACCCCCGATGAAGATCCTAATTGGTTAACTATACTAGAGGGGTTCCCAAGAAAACATCTAGTAGGGGCCGTAAAATGGTCATTACTATAACTAATGGTATTAATCATGCACGGAAAAATTGTATTACAGATTGGAGGTATACCGAAATTAATTACAGGTTTAGTTAAAATGTGCATCATACCACTATAAGTTGGCTCATCTAAATCTTGTGGTACACCATAGACATCCGCCTTTAAAAAAGGAGGGCATACTGGTTGAAGTACTTCATACATAATAACACTGTAAACCTGCGTAATAAGTTGCCAATAACTAAATGCATTTGCACCTGCCAATTGACTTTGTAATTTACTAAGGCCTGTTAATACCATGTTAATAGTTAACTGAGAATTGACGGCACTCAATATTGTATTAGCGGTGGCCGTAGCAGAAGTACCTGTACTGAATGAAGAATCTTCTAAAATAGGGGACGCAAATATTGTTCTATATATATTCCTTTTAGAAATAAAGCTCCTAAGAAATAATTGAACATCTGATTTAGTTTTATCTCTAATAGTAGATCCATTAACTATATCAAACAGAATGTTTCTTAGTAAAACAAAAGGTCTCCTAATATATCCATTCTTACCATTGGCCTTAGGGAACCTGCGTAGCATACTACTTTTTGATAATAATGTTTCTAATGATTTACCGGCCAAATCAATATCTGATACATTAGTAATAAGTTCATTCCCTAAAAGGGCCTCGAGATTTAAACTGTTATCAACAATTAAATTACTGTTTCTACTTAGGCTATCGGTTACTTGTTGATCTAACGATTGAAATAACTTCTTAAATAGCTGTGCCAATATCTCAAAATGAGAGACCGCACTTATTTGAATGCCAACGTTACTGGGAGTTCTAGTATAATTTATGTTTACAATTTCTCCTTCAAACATCAACTTATATTCTGCGCCTTCAGAGTCAAAAACATCTAAGTAGAATATTTGAACAGGTACTCGGTCTCCTTCTCCTAAATCCATTATATGTTTATTCGCATACAAAGTAATCGTCGCCTCAGAAAAACTAAAGATGCCTGACTTGGCAATAACATTCATGGCCGGGGCATATTCTCCGGCTATATATACTTTATAATCAACTAATATATCTTTAGTTTTAGAAAATTCGTTGGCCATGGTTATCCCTTAACATTATTTATTTGATCTACTTTAATATAAGTAAGCATTACAAGTGACGCCATTCCGCTCAACTTATACACAGGATCTTCATTAGATTTAAAATAGTTTTCTAACACATCCAAAGTGTACCGAGGTATCCCTAAGGTTAATGCTTCTCTTATGGAAGATCTTAAGAATCCATAAGTAGGGCTGAATCGACTGTGGATATCTTGTATCCTATTAACCCCTTCCGTTATTCTAATATCAGGAACCTCTATTAATGATTCAAACAAATTACTAAACTCCGTATCCTGAATTAAATTTAGAAATCTATTTTTGGCCTGATCTAATGTCCCCCCGCTTGAACAGGCCATTAATAACCTGTACTTTATAACATTAATTTTGGGTTGATCATCCAAGTTTTGATCGAGTAACGCATACTGATCTTCTATTGTGTATAAAGGGCGTGACTTTGCCATTAATTACCTCTCGGTATTTGATTAACAATATTTAATATACTAGATGACCATGAGTTATTATTAGTCCCATCCACATCCGTAGCAGTAACCGACGCGCCAGGGTTTCGAGTAGTAACTTTACGTGACCCTCCAACACTCTCTTTATATAAAGTAGTCGCCTCTGCTGTTTGCCCCCAATCAAAAATCAATTCTTTACATAAAAATTGGAATTGAAATTGTACGGCCTGCTCTATATTCGCATTCTCCATTTCCATCATAGAAATCAAACTGCCCTTGAGAGTCTTTTCCTGGTACTTAATAACAATCTGGTATCGATTCAAAGGCTTTGTATTGTGTAGCAAGTTTAATTCTGCTAGTTTAGGCGCTCGGAGAAAATGGTGGTACAAAGACAAAAATGTCTGCGCCCAGTTATCAAAATACGTATTTGCTAAAACCCCACTAAAAGAAAATACGGGAGGCTCTTGCCCAAATGAGTATGTAGTAAAACCGGAAGTTATATTCTTCATTGGGGAAATAGTTTCTGAGAAATTTGTGGTTACACTTTGAACAAAAAACTGAATATAAGGATTGATTGGGGATGCTAATTGTTCGCTGTTAATCGCTTTAATAAAACTAGAAGAGTGGGCATCTGAAGAGGAAGTCGGAATAGTTTTGTTACTATTCTTAGGTTTCCAATTCTCAACATACATTCTTAAGATTCTTTCTTTATTAACAATAAGATCGGCAGATGGCTGACCTTCCCCAAACTTACTATAAATCTTGGGATTTAAACTTAAAGTAGATCCGTTAGGGTCGATTCCTAAGTCAAAACCTCTAAGTGATGTATTTTCGGCCATTTATTCACCCCTCTCTTCTTCTAATAAAAAGTACCCTTCTTTATTTACGATTTTTTTTGCTACAGAAGTAGTTGGTTCTACCGTAGAAAACGTGGGAACATCCAACTCAAACGCATCTAACAAAACTTTATTAACATAATCAATATAAGCAGATGGGGTTGGTAATAATATTGTTACTTTTTTGGCCATTGCTTTTCTCCTAACCTACAAAATTAGTTATACCTGAGTGATTACTAGATGACATAGTTTTTTGATTACGTGCTTTGGCAGCTTGTATGCCTATGTACGCCGCGTCTCTGGCCTCTTTTATGTCCTTACCTGAATCTTTTCCTATCGTCGCCTTAAGTATATCCGTTATTTCACCCGCTAATCTATTAGTAATATCAAGCTTCCCACCTACAGAACTTACCTCCTGAGAATTAATCCCCGCAAGGCCTCCTTCCCCTACATCGTAGACTTTCTGGATAGATCCCATAAGAGCTTTCATCCCCGATAATGATGTCTCCTCTGCTGATTTAACCCCTGCCGTATTAAATCCCTCTTTAAGAGCATCTCTCCCCAATAGCTTAACAATATTTTTTTCAAAAGCTTCCCTACTCCCACCTTTAAGTAAATTTACTGCTTTCCTACCTCTATCATCTACAGTTGTTTGATAAAGGGACTCTGCTTTTTTTCTAAATTCTGTTAGATTTAAATCCTTCCCCCATTTTTGTCTGGCAGCATTAAAGGCAGCCCCTCCTACCTCTGTAACTTCACCGGCGCTTTCTCCAGCACCCACCCTCAACATTTCAAGGGTATCTTTCCATGAGAAGTCATCACCTAATTCTTTTCTTAAAGATTCTAAGTTGGACGCGGAAGTTAGGCTATTTACCGCTTCTGCTACAATAGCTGTGGAAACTTGTTTCCCTCCATCTTCCGTTATTAACGTAAAACCATAGTCCTTATTTAACCTCTCCGCTCCTTTAGTTAATTCATCTGCCATAGGTACAGAAGCGGACCGTAGATCATCTCCTAATTTCTTATTTTTAGCACCAATCTTAGCAGCCGCTGCATTTACAGCGTTCTTTTGTACCCTTCTTTTATCATCTTCGCTCAACTGATCCCATGTGCTACCATATTTTTTCCGGGCATTTCTAGCTATATCTTTATAAAGAGATTGCACTTGTTCTCTAGAAGGGGCCTTACCTCCTAGGGAACTTGAATACTTTTTAATTGCGTCAAAGGACAGAAGCTCTTCTGGGTTAATAAAATCTTTTTGTATTTCAATGTCTCTTTTAATATTATGTTGAATAGGGGATAGGCTAATCACTTCCTCCAAAACTTCCCTTGCTTTTTTACTTCTATTTGCGATTAACTCTGATTTCCCTTCCATCATTTCATTTACAAATGATTTAGTTAAAGCACTAGATGATAGAGTATCTCGATATACTCTACCTACTTTATTAAATTCGTCTATCTCTCTAGACCTATTACTCCCCAACGTTATATCATCAATAGGTTTACCAAAAGCATCATATGCAAATTCAGAAATATTCCTTCCCATCCTATTAAAAAAACTTCTCTCATTCTTAAGAATCTGCGTTTCATTAAAAGACTGCTGACGATTGGCCGTTCTTTCCGCTTCTTCCATTTCACGAATAGTTCTAGGATTAACCATACGGGTAAAAGCGTACCCCCGTCCTTGTCCTAGCACAGCGGTGGCAGCTCCTTCATAACTAAGAAATGGGTTTTCTTTTTGAACTCTTTTTATTGATTGGAGAATTAAGTTTATACCGGCCGTAGGTCCTAAACCTTGAGTTACATCGTTGGCCAATTGATCGCTTCTTGCTGCGAAGTCTGCTATCGCCGTGGAAGAATTTAAAACCCTTTCAGAACTCTTAAGTAAGTCGTCAACCCCCATAGTTCCATTAGTAAAATTCTTTACTTTTTCCTTATCTACACTCAATCTACCAGAAGCATCTTTCTTCAATAAACCAGCAATAGATAACCTTCCTGTTGGTCCTCCTAAGTAAGAACCAAGGATCTCAGTTAAATTCTGAGAAATCCCTTCTTCTCCTCCCATCTGAGCTAACATACTAGGACTAAGTGCTCCGGTCTGCGCCGTGGCCCTACCAAACGCCCTGGCCATAATTCCTGTTTGGTACCCAGTACCCATATTTGCACCAGCATTCTGAAAAATCATAGCTCCTTGTTGGCCAAAGACACGGGTCTGTTCGAAGTTTAATCCGGCCATACGTGAAAGGTTTTGAATATTCTTTACGGCAGATCCCATCTCTTCTTGGGGAACCCCTAATCTATATAATTCTCCCATCTGCTTAATAGCATTTTTATAATCAGGATCTCCTGAAACCCTCATAAATAACCTAAGGTTCTTAGAGATACTTCTAATATTTTTCAGCATCACTTCTTCATTAGCAGATTGACTAAGAAGACCCTCTTGTGCAGATGTTTGGAATATCCCTAAATAATCTTCTTTATCTAGATATATATCACTGGCCGCCATCTTGTTTAGTGAACTAACAATTCTACCAGATCGCTCTAGGCTTAACCCCTGACCTGATGCCCCCGCTGCTGTCCCTACCATAAAAGGGGTCATCTTTTGAATGTCTTTGGCCATGTCTAAATTAGTAAAATGCCTTCCTATCGTAGCATCCCAAGCGGCATCTACTCCTTTAGACACGGTCCCCGATATACTAGGAAGCCCCATCATATCAAGCGCAATATCTCCAATAGCTGCTACAGTACCAATAGGACCTGCCACTGCAGTTCCAAGTCCTAAACGAGTCAAAGCACTGGCAGCTAACTTCGACCCTCCGGCCTTAGCGAGCCCCCAGGAAACTCCACCACCTGCAATTTGTGCTCCTAAATTAGTACCACCTCTAACAGCCGTATCTATTCTTTCTTGCATTCTTCTATTAGCGTTAAGAACTCCCATGTAGGGATCTTCAGCAAAAGAAGGTTCATAGTAAGGTCGGAGAGCGGTGTTAGACATCAGCATATCTTGGAAAAAAGATGCCTGGGGACGTTGTGCTAAATTTAAACCACCACTAGTTAGCTGATCCCTAAAAACCGCAGACCTAGAATCCGTTTGATATTGTAAACCAGGAGCAAAATTAGAATAGGCCTCGGGGACTCTCCACTGCGCCTGCTGCATAGAAATCTGTTGATTAGCTATACGTTGCTGAGCATCAATTTGCAACTTAGACATACTAGTCAGATCTTTGATCGCATTTCTTAAAGATTGCATCTGGTTAGACAGCTCTTTCTCATTCAACATGGACTCAACAGAACTTAAATTAGATAACGGAGACATAGTTGGTACTCGCGACGCATTTCCTCCGGCCATAATATGCCCCGCCCCTACTCCCATAGCAGAAGGGTCCACACGATTATAAGCAGACTGAACATTAAAATCGGCCATAGTTGGGTCTACCCCTGCATCTAAATATGCTTGGAGCATTTCTTCCATTGTTGACATAAAGCAATCCTATTCCAGAAATATTTCTATATAGTATAGCATCATTTAAAGTATTCCGATATACGAAAGGAAACCTGTAATCTCATGATACTGAGAAGTATGAACTTTTTCCAATGTTATGATTTAGATTGAGAAATATTAAGAAGGTGGGCATATAAAGGAGTTTGATCATCCAAAAGAGACAGATCAATCTCCTCTGGATTCCGAATAAATAATTTTTCTATCTTCTTCAAGATATCATAAGTAGATCGAATATCTTCCAAAGCATCATGCTCTTTGGCCTGCTTTATCCCGTAAAGCTTAGTCATAACCTCTAATTTTAATTTACCATTAGGAATAAGTCCCTTGGCCCTTAGTAAAAAACTCAACCCTAAAAGGTCAATTGATTGATAATGAATGACCTTGTTAAACGCATATTCATCGTAACCACACTTATGAAAAAAAGCTTTCAAAAATCGCTTATCAAAATCAACATTTTGTCCCACCAAAACATAACGATTATTGAAGTCTTTTCCATTAAAATATTTACCTAAAAATAGTATGAATTTTTTAAACACTTCTTTAGGATCAGGATAAGTCTCAATCATGTCCATCGTATGTTGATTAGTTTCTAATGCCTTACGAGAAATGGACTTCATATTAAAAGGACGACATACCGCCTTAAATTCTTCTTTCCTCTCACCCTTAACTTCTATAATTGCCCCTAGCTCAATTATATCATTTATAACAGGGTTCAATCCTGTAGTCTCAGTATCTAAATACAAATAGTTATCACTCATTAAGAGCCTCCGATCCTTTTTTATTAACTAACATTAATAATAGCACTCCTAAGAGTGGGTGAATCTACCAAAGCACGTAAGAAAATCCCACGTGCACCATTGTAATCTCGATCCATAACTTTTCCTGTAAGAGGACTTTTTATCCACTTTCTCCCACCTAGATTCTCTATGATTTCGCCAGTCCACGATACTGTCTTAGAAGTATAGGCCTCATTAACATCAAGGACTACTTTTCCATATTCATACGCTTTGGACTTTAAGAATTGTTTGAACCTATAATGACTCCACGTTAAAAGTGATCTTACACTCTTCTTTCTTATCTTTCTCGTAGCTTTCATAGACATGTCTTTAGATTCAAAGGTTGGTAAAAGAATCACATCAAAATTAGTAACTAAAAAGTTTGCTATTTTGTGATGTAATTCATCCACTAAGTTTCTAATTTTAAATCTAAGACGATTTATGGCCTTCTTTATAGAATTCTTTCTTTTTGCTCGAGCTAATTCCCTTTTAGATATTAGTTTATCTAAATAACAGCATAGTCTTTGAATTCTACTAAAGTCCCCTGTGCCTAATTTTCCACAAGAATCTTGACTGAAAAAAGTTTGAAAAGTGCGTACCCCTGGATCAAGAGAAACTAAACGACCTTGGCTCTCGGTTATGTTTAGTTTACTTTCAAAGGGTACGCACAAATACCATTTATCCAAATAGAAGGATAGCCGGCAATCTTTAATATTTTCAGGTAATTGTTCTTTATATAGCATTTCCCCAAAAATAGTTTTATAGAAACCATTGCCTGTCACAGCACTTTTTGGAACATAAAAAGACTGTTTAGGGTTTTTCCTACTTTTAAACTTAACTTCATTAAATATACCATTCGTAAGACATTTCTTCTTTGCTTCTCTTACAGAAATACAAGCATCCCGAATAGCGATAGATTTAATCTGATAAGGAATATCCTTACAAAATTCTGGAAGACCATGTAAGGTTTCTGTCTTAATACCCTTCCAATTTGCTTTAGTTCCTTCTTGTTTGAGATAATCTATCGTTCTGTTGTAAACAAAACGATAAACACCTAAACACTCTTTCAAAAGTTCTTTTTGGAAACTAGTTGGATAGATTCTTATCTTTTTTGATTTGTTGACCGTATTTCCTGAGACCATGCATCCTACATGAGAAAACATGGATAATGTTGAGAAGGTCATTTGTGAGCTCTTCGTTGGGAGAGAGATCAATTTGGTTGAGAACCACGACTTCTCCACCGTTTTGCTTGACCAGGAACTCGATAAGTTCGAATCCAAATCGAGCAAGTCTGTCCTTGTAGGCAACCACAAGCCTGAGCTTATCTCCTTGCAGTAATCGTTCCAGTATGGAGTTAAGTCCTTTTCTTTTAAAGTTGATCCCACTTCCAATATCTTTGATGATTTTTGCTTTTGGGAAGTGTTGTTGCATGTGTGCAACTTGTCTTTCGAGATCATCTTTTTGTTTGTAGGAAGAGACTCGACAATAGCAGAGGATTTCTGAATCTTTTTGTTTTCCCAAATATGAGTCGACGTCGAACAATCTTTGTCCTGATTCTGTCCTAATTGTCTTAATTTGCCCTTCATTTCCATATCTTCTCAGTGTGTTCGGATGTAAACCTAATACTTCCGATGCTAGCTTAGTCTTTAATAATCTCATTTGTTAACCTTAGTCAATAATTATATGACTTAGGTAATAAACTATTTACTATGTGGCAACCTCTATTAATTCATCAATTAAACGATAATTGTTTTTATAATTTACTTTATTGCTATTTATTTTAGTAGTCTTAGGCCTAAGAGATTCTGGTAAAATACTCTCCCGCACTGAAAATCTAAGATTGCCATTCTTTAACTGGAAAACAAGGATCACTTGGTCCGCGTTTGGGTGTCGTTTCTCAACTATAAGCTTATCTACAGAATAGAAGGATCTAGTTATGAGTAGTAAAAGATACTCCCTATCTTTAATGAGGTACTCCACCGTAGGATTTGCTTTAGTAGTCGTACAATGGCACTTGTCCTCAGTGTTTTTAATCTTAGCTGAAACCCAAACCCAATATAAAATAACTAAAAAAAACCATAAACCAAATTGAGCCGCCACAAAAAACTTACTCTCAAATGAAACGTCTAATAGGTTGTAAGTAACTAAATATATAACGAAAGGTATTGATGCACCCCACATCAAACCAAGACGCCAGTCATGTTTAATCAAGTCATCCCACAGATTATTAACTTTATTTAGAATTTTAGATACCATAATCACCTCGTTCGGTATAATTACATATTAATAATTAGAAGTAAACTAAGTTTACATGGAGCATTTATGATAGGGTTACTTACTAGTGATTTACACTATGGTTTTGACAATAGGAACAAGGAAATAATAAAAAGATTTTTTCAAAGAATTAATAAAGAGAAATGGGATTTCATGATTATTGCAGGGGATATTATGAGTGATAAACCCCAGCAATTCCGTGAATTCTTTGAATTACTCAGAACTTATACTACACGAGATGTTTTTGTGGTCTACGGAAACCACGATTATTGGGATAGGTTTGTCACTGGAGAACTACCTGAAATTGAAGAGTGGTACGAAAAAACACAAAAAGAAAAAAAAGAAATTTGCGATGAATTCGAAATTCACTACCTACAAGATAGTCCGTGTCACTATAACGAAGTGTCAATCTACGGATTTGATGGGTGGTATGGAAATGAATTTCCCCCTACAAACGATATAGATCATATAAAAGTAAAAGGTATACACCGACTGCATAAATTCATGATGGATCAGGCACATAAAAGTATGATTAAAATTTTAGGACGACCAACCCCTAATAATAAAGTAATTTTAGTTACTCATTTCCCCACTTTCCCATCTAAAAATTGTTTCTTTAACAACCAAGAAGACTTCTCAGGGTCATACGCATATCACAACTTTATTACTAGTTTCGCAGATATTTATTGTGTAGGTCATTCTCATAGAAGAGAAAACTTTGTAGATAGGGGATGTTTAGTTTTAAACTCAGGCTCAGATTATAATAATCCCAATTACAAATTATTTAATGTTTAGTTATAAGGAGAAAAGGAGTCGTATTGTTGTTGCATAGCTCCTAATGATTGCGGGTCTAAACCTTCCGGTAAATAATTATTACTCACTAAAGAATCATAGGCCGGAGTCTGGTACTCCATTTGAGGTTGGTATCCCATAGCTCCTTGAGGTGGGGCACTTAGTTGACTCAGTGCCTTACTAGCTACTGCCCCTAATAGTTCAGGATTATTCTGTGAAACATAAGATAAATCAGATCCCATATTTGACGCGAAGTTTCCTAATGTCCCCCCGACGTTTGATGCAAAATCTCCAATTCTATCTGTCCAAGTTTTCTCTGGTTTCAGCATATGATATGCTCCTAAACCAGCAGACCCAATTGCTCCTGCGGCCAAAGCAGGTACTAAATATTTTCCTATGTTTGCTACCTTTTCTAAATTCTGTTCCATACGCCCTTCCTTATATTTATCTATTTCTTATTATACAGATAAAAGGGTATTTCTAATAGATGTTTTGCTTCCTTTCTCTCTTTTTCCATTGCGGCCTTAGATCCCGGAGAAAGTTCCCCTTTACAATATTCTACCCACGATTCTTCAAAAGCAGGCTGCTCAAAAAAGTCCAATGGATAAATATACCCACAAATTAACTCCCGACCACTGGCCTGATATTGCCACCTAGAAAACCCACCTTTCATCCCAAATTGTTCAGGAACTTTTCCTAGTTTATCCAATAAATAACGGTGCATCAAATAATTACCACCTGTATGAGTAGACCTAATTAATTTTGACCCGTTCTTTAAAGTTACAATAGGGCACTTATCCAATAATATGTCATCTGCCCATTCTTTAATCCAATGGTAAAGAGTCACAGGCCCAATATTTTCTTCTTGAGCATTTTCTAATCTAAGAAGTACTTTAGAAACCCACCCCTTAGGAACCATTATATCGTTATCTATTTTACCAATTATCTCAGCGTCCGTCTTTCCCCAAAAAGTATTTGTTACTGGAGAAATACCTAAGTTTTTATCGTTAAACGTAATACTACCGATCTTTGGATGATCTAAAGATTTTAGGTATTCAACCGTTCCGTCAGTAGAATTATTATCATAAACGTGTACCCTAAAATCTACATCAGGGTCCGAGTCTAACAAATTAGGGAGACTCCTTTTATTTAATTCTAAACGGTTCCACGTTAAAAACAAAATATCAATCTTCCTCATTATATTCTCCAATAAGTTTTAATATATCTACCGCCGCTTCCGATGACTCTTTTAAAACATCTACTTCGTACTTAAATACCTTTGACCTAACCGGCAGCATTTCTAATATCTTAAATATAGTCAAGTATTGCTTATCTAACTTTGTATTAAAAATACTAGGGACGTCTGGTTTATTATACATATAAATAATTTTATGAGGAACCATTTTAAATAAAGAAATATTTTTAGAGATATCAATCATTTCTTTAACCGATAAATGAGGCGTTAATACACTATAAGACGCTATCGTATCAATGAAGTTAGCGGGCATCATAACCCCCTTAGGATTCTTAACAAGGGAAATACCTACAGTTTGCCTCAGGTGAATTGTATCTTTTACTAAGCTAAGTAATGCGGCTTCTTCATAATCTTTTTCATCAGTATAAGAAGATATGACCGCCTCTAAATGAAGTTGACGGTCGTCATAACCAACTCCATTAATACATGGAATATTTAAATACAGGGAGATGTAGTCCGCTACTTGAAACGACCGTAACGGACCACATAACGAGATAAACTTAGTTGATTTCACCATTATAATCTATGGTTTAAATATTTTTACTTCGGATCATGCCATGAACTAGAGCATTTACGGCCGCATCCGAACTAGTGCTCTCATTCTTCATTTCAACCCAAAAATCAGAGTCTACCTGTTCAGGGTTTGAAAAATAAATAGGCTTTGTTTGATTATCTTTATCAAATTCCCATTCGTTAATCACCTCTAAATCTTTTTCTTGGTAATCCGTTTTAGGTGGACCTGCATTGGTTACTTTTTTTAACTTAACTAATCGTGCCTTAACCCCTTTAATTGTTGAGCTAGACACAACCGCAGGCATTTTAACATCAGGATGTCCTAGAACATAAACATCACGACTAGTTATTTTTTTCATACTATGCTTAATGGGAACCCATTTAGCATCTTTTTTTGTTTCAGCTTTTTGTAATAAAGGCATCTACCTCTCCTATTGTCCAATGTTAATTTCACTAACTGTTTTTATCTTTATCTCAAATGAAAGAGGACGACCTCTAATAATGTCAATCATTTTAAAACCACTATCATCTAAGGATTTAATAACACTTTTTAATTGAGTACGAGTTTCAAAACGAGCAATATGAACACTCTTTATGGCCTGATTTATTTTATCAGCTTCATGATCCTTTGGCGCAAATACTACATAATATGCGGCCTTCTTTAAAGCATCAGCACTCTTTTCTACTACTACTTTTCCCACATCCTGCTCAATAATAGGAGCGTCTTTCATTTGAGACTCAAATTCTTGTTTCTTTCTAAGAATGTCCTCTTCCGATAAAATTTCCTCCTTAGTTTCTTCCGCTTCATTACTTAGTTCTTGTTGGTTATCAGTGCCAACTTCTTCTTGTCTTTCATCGTTCATTTTAATCTCCTATAAAAATTTCGAGGCCTCATCAAGTACCCCAGATAATTCCATAATTTTCTTAGCTTTATTATAAAAATATTCTTGCTCTCTACCTAACAACCTCTGTTGAACTTCCTCTAAAATATCAGGTACTTTACCTGCTTTCTTAGTGTCTTTAAGCAAGTGGATCACTAGCTTTAATAATTCCACATGCCTCTCGTTCATCAACAACTTGGTCATCAATCTATCTTGTATCGAATCCACAGGACTAAGCTTCAAACCAGCTCTATACTGCAATACCCTTCCTAATCCTGTGTGTGTTCCAAAAAATGGTCTAACGCCTCCTCTCTAGTAGCTAGGGTAACCAATACCTCAAACTTAGCTAACTTAGAACACATTATACGATAAATAGGGGAAGAAACTTCTTTCCTAATAAACTCTAGTACTGCCCTGTCATCTTCTTCACTGTCATGATTAAATATTCTGGCCGGACTTTCTCCTAACTTAAAATAACATAAGCTGGCTGCCAGATTTCTCTCTAGAATCAATTGTTCCGCAGCGGAAGGTAATGTGAACTTTGCTCCATCTAAATCATCATTTATTGTGTCAATGGAGTGAACCTTTTTTGCCCGGAGAACGAAGTGAAAATTCTTAATAGAATATTTCTTCTCATAAGTACCCCTCTCTAAGAAAGCGTCTATAATTGAAAATAAGTCAGAGTACTTAACATCAAAATCCTTTAACATCTCATCAAAAGTTTTTCTCTGGTTAAGAATACTCTTAGCATCCTCCACTGACATAGATTCAATATCATTGCTGTCACTATCGGCATTTATCTTATGAATCTGTTTTCCAGAATTCGGCGGCTTCTTTTGCGCCTCAACCTGCTGCATAACTCTATCTACGGGATTCAGATCTACGTTTTTACCTTGATTAGTACTGGGGCTATTTTCCGACTTAAGCGCATCCTTACTAAAAAAAGAATCAAATGCTTTTTTTGTTGAGGACAGATCTAAATCATTATTCTGCGACATCGTTCTCTCCCTTTTCTTCTATAAAAGCATCCTCTTTTAAATCTTTTTTTGCTTTAATCTCTTTAGCATCATTCGATAGCTCCGTTTTGCATTCAAAACAAAATGCCCGAGGCTGTTCCTTAACCATCCCTATAACTTCACCTTGAAGATCAATTTTAGTTTTTGCCAAACGTATAGGAGAGACAAACAACTCTCCCCCACAACTATTACAAATAATAATGTCTTCAGGTTTGAGCTGGTAGGAATTCTGTGTCTGTTGTAACATCTTACGAACATCTTTCTCTAGTTGCTGATTCTTTAACATGAATATCTCCCAAGTTAACAGGCTTTACTTAATAGTAAGTAACAATATAAAGATCGATTAGATATGTCAATTTGAAATAAAAAAATAGGAATTAAGCTTCTTCTCTAGGGTCCCCAATTAAATACCTACCGAACACCGCTTTAAACGCCGCAGAAGTTTTATACCCCGGTACTCCGTCTAACGTTAATTGAAAATTAAATAATTCATTTATGAGGAGTTGAAGGGCATCTACGCCTGGAATATGTTCGTTCGAGAATATAATCTCAGGTTCTTGAGGTACCATTTCTTCATAGAATTCTTGGAGATGTTTACGATACTGAGTCATTGTCATAGATAAGCTCCCTCCTGGATCAATTTTATGAGAAGATATCTCATTATGACCAAGTATATAATCTAAGCAAAATACTTCAGGGTTATTCCATTTCAACCATAAAATTAATTTAGATAGCGATTCTTCTTGCTCTTTTGTAAATTTAGTGTAGTAGACCTCGTCTACTTTCCGCACCTCATCTTCTCGGTATACCTCGCCAAACCAAGATTTATAAATACCATCTCCTACTTTTGTAACCTTACCTGCGTTACAAACTTCAATTCCTACCAATTTACTAGAAAGGCCATCGCCCATACCGTTATACTTACTGGAACCTGCGTGGTACCCCCAGTGTTTAAGAGAGAACTGTTGGTAAATAGTCCCATCACTAGCAATACAAAAAAAACATAAGGCCCTTCCTTCTGCATAAGATAACGTATTTAAAGCGTCCTCTTTCCCTTTTTTAAAACGACCTGCGGTGTAATGTATCACCGCTCCTTGTGGGTATTTATCTGGGTATTCCCCTTGAACAGTCATAGTTATGGAAGGTGCTCTTTCAGCAAAAGGGCAAAATCTATATCGTGCTTTATGTTCTTTAAATCTTATAAAATCCATACTTATATCCTGATCAAATTTTAATGATAAGTCTTCTTGTCTTTTTCCTTATCAGTATCATCGTCTTCCAACTCATTATCCCAATCGTCTTCAAACAATATCTTGTCTTCCGCAATTTCTTTCTCTATTCTGCTTCTTTCAAATGCCAACCTACCCGATTTAATAGTCAAATGTAGCGACTTAAACTTAAAATCAAACCCATAATAAATGGCCACACACACAACTACCGTCAATCCCATCACGGCCATAACTAACAATAATATAATACCGGAAAAATCAATCATCCCTCACTCCTGCTAAATGGTTACTGTTCCATAATATTCAATTATACCGAATCTAACAAATAGTTACACAAGTTACTGAAATTTTGTTTTTTGCTCACCATTCCATCATAATAAAAGCATGGAGGTGTTTATGATTATACGAATTTATCTTTTGTTTGCTTTCTATTTTGCTTTTCTCGGAATCGTTTCTCTGGCCAAGGCAGTAGTTCCAGTTCCTACCCCTAGTACTCAGGATGAGTACATAGTGAAGTTATCAGAGAACAAACAAAGTAATTATTTCTTTAATTTCTTTAGTGAGAAAGGAAATAGTAACCGAATTATTAAGTCCCATTTAAAAGGGATTAACGCTTACACTATCAAGGTCAACAAGGAGGACCTAAAGCTTCTAAAGTCAAAAGTAGAATTCAAATACGTTGAGCCAAATGGAACAGTACAAGCAATGACAACTATTCCATCACAACAATGGGCCCTAACTTCAAATTACGGTGTCCAAGCAGAAAAAGCTTGGGCCATAACTAAAGGTGCCGCCGATGTAGTGGTCGCCGTTATAGATACCGGAATCGATTACAACCACGAAGCTCTTAAAAATAATATGTGGGTCAATAAAGGTGAGATCCCAGGAAACGAAATCGATGACGACGAAAATGGGTATGTAGATGACATATATGGCTACGATTTCGCTAACTCAGACTCAGATCCATTAGATGACAATATGCACGGTACTCACTGCGCAGGAATTATAGCTGCTAATCATCCTAAGCTATACGGAATTGCTCCTAATGTTAAAGTTATGGCCATAAAGTTCTTAACTCGTTGGGGAGGAGGAACGCTGGAAGGCGGAATCCAAGGTATAGAATATGCCGTAAATAATGGTGCTAAAGTTCTATCCAATAGTTGGGGAACTACCATGTATAATGAAGCTCTTGGCGATGCTGTTAAGTACGCTGAAAGTAAAGGCGTTATCTTTATCGCGGCCGCTGGTAACAGTTACGGGGATAACGATGAAAGACCTACTTACCCTGCTACTTACGATGTAGAGAATGTTGTGGCCGTAGGTGCTCTTAATCCTGAGGGCGGAAAAGCTTACTTTAGTAATTATGGTAAAGAAACCGTAGATCTATTTGCTCCCGGTTTAGACATCTACAGTTCAGTGATTGGTAATAACTACAAGGAGCTATCAGGAACTTCAATGGCAACGCCCTACGTTAGTGGTGCCGCCGCTCTGATTCTTAGTAAATATCCTGGTAGTAGCTACTCTGAGGTCAAAGAACGTCTTATGAAGGGTGTTCAAAAACTAGATGTCTTAGAGGAAATATCAGTTACTGGCGGAACTTTAGACGCTTATAAATCTCTTCTTTAGTCTTTTTTCTCATCCATCAATTTCTTCATTCTAAAATTAAAAACTTTCCTATCACCTTTATTTGTCTCAACCACAGGTTGATTGTGTTTATCTTTTTTCAATCCCTTAGCAGTCATTTTCATGTTTTTAAATCTACCACCTAGCAGTTCATCACCCTCATTAATCTCGGGTAACTTTTCGGCCTGCTTTATGGCCAAGAGTTGTCCTAGTTTATATGCTAATTTTTTCATATCTTCCCCAATAGCTGATCTATGACGTATTTAAAAGAGTATTTACTAGCAAAAGAATAACATTTCTCTAAAGAAGATTGAACACTTTCTTTATTGTTAGGGTTCAAGATAAAATTAATATGATTTTCTATTTCAGAGGTATTTTCGAAATAAAAAGGCGTGGGAATAAACTCCTCCTGCCCTTGTCTTCTAGCAGCAATATAAGGAATCTTAGCTATCATGGGAAACACCGACCTATTCGAAAACCATCCCTGAGTGGGCGTGAAATCCTGACACTTATAATTAGTACAAAGTGGATGCTTATATTGTTTATGTTTCAAGCCACACTGTTTTAAGATACTTACATGGGAACAAACTTTAGCAGTTGGATCATCAAAAGCAATAGTATGCTTCTTATAGATCAAAATATTATCTCTTGGATTTGATGGGTAATACACTTCAACGTTGTCTCCTAGTTTATCGGCATTAGGCCAATTGTCCCCAAAGATACAAAGTTTCATCTCATGTTTTCTAAGCATCAATGCCACCTCTTTTAAGTATTTTATACGAGGATCATGATAACTGTTACCAATAAAAACCCCAGAACCTTTAGTGTAAATTGAAATGTTTTTACCTCTAGTTTTTACCTTAAAAGACTTAGCATCTTGATTACTAAATATAGAGTCAATTGGGGCAGGACATGGGTAATGAAACATACTTTTGGCTGGAAGTATTTCCCCCCCTTTAATAGATAATAAGTTTGACCCATTCGTAACGTGAGTAGCATCAACAATATGGGATCTTTCTTGATTATACGGATTATAGTAAACATCCCCATAAAAGGCCGTCATCTTAACATGCGGAAACTTCTCTTTTATCATCTTTAAAGATTTAAGAGGAACCGTACTATCTGTCTTAGAAGAACCCCCCATATGAATTAACTCTAAATCAGCTATAGAGGTTCCATTATCTTTCAAAAATGTTCTAAGAGAATTTTCGTCTT